TGTGTATCAGGGTTTATGGTTTGCTGTGTTTTGTAAGTATATGTACCATCAGGTGTCATAGAACTTCCTACAAATACTTCAGCAGAACCTGTGCTAGAAAATCTTGGAGTAATCTTTCTTACTTGTTTTACAGTATTAGTATTACCATCGAGGGTTAATCCTTTTCTCTCTAAGATCATAGTAAAGTTATCCCCAGCAAAATCAAACCCATTATCTCCTCTATAGAGTTTAGTATCTCCTGTGCTAGACATTAAGATACTGGTTTCTGTAGGATTAAAGTTTCTTTGACCCCAATTATCTGTTGTACTGTAGGCTTCCCAACTTTGTGATTGACCTGACCATACAACTGCTGATGCACCAGGATTTACTATACCTGTTGCTATATGTAAAATATCAGGCAAATCTCTAAAACTAAACGAGTTTGTATTGTAATTCCATATTAATGCTTTATTGCAATAAGTAGAACCTACTGTTGGGTAAGATACCCATATTTCATTTTTTTGTTTATTATGTGTTACAAATATGTTTGCATAATTAGTGCTATCTATTTCTTCAAATAAAGTTCTTTTAATTACATTAGAAGCTACTGATTCTTTAGATACACCATTATGGACAATAAGATCACCATTGGTTACTACAAAGTGTTTACCATTAAATTCTGCTACACAGTTTCTTGACAAAACACCTGAGTCATCAAATAGTTTCTTAATATCAAATACTAGATTACCACCAGTAAAGGTCATAATGTATGTAGTGTTTTCCTTATATATTATAAAAGATTGTTTAAGTGGAAACCCATCTACAATAAATTCACCTGCATCGCCCACTGTAGCTGAACCTGCATCGTTTGTACTAGCTGCTGTCCAAGAACTAGGTAGTGTAAGGTTTTCTGCTGCATCTCCCCATCTAACCTTGTTAGGATAATTAACAGAAGATTCAGTCATGTTTAAAGCTATTAAGTAATTCCCAAAAGGTCTTATTACTTTGCAAGTTGTACTTGCTGGCCAGTTAGTTAAATCTGTAAATGCACTAGCACCTGTAGTAGCTAAACATTGTGGGTCATCTACTCCATTATTTAAGATAGCTAATCCGTTAAATATTCCACCTGTCCAATTTCCTGAAGCAGTTAAGTTAGTAGAGTAATCTCCACCTGATGCTCTTGTAAAATCTTCATGACTAGAACCATTGTATCTGTATATTTTAGCTGATCCAGCATAAAACCAATAACTGTTAGCACCTGTAGTCCAATTTAAAGCAAAATAAGGAGCTACTGTAGGTGTACCAAATACTTGATCTTGACCTAATACTTTCTTAGCTGCGTTATCTTCAAACCTAGCATTTTGTGTATGTGAAAAAAATTCATTAGGTAATGCTGTGTCATTTGTATCTTTAATCATTCCTTTCGGATTTAATACTTGAAGGGTTGCCATTATGCAGTTCTTCTCCACATATATGCAACAATGTATGGTTGCAAGTTATTGTGTGCTCCACCTCCACCTGTAGCGTTTGTTGTCATTGTTAATGAAGGGTCTGTATTATCAGATGCTGATGGTATGCTTTGTAATTCATCTTCACCATTACCTCTTAATGAAGATGTATGGGTATGCGATGGTATTTCAGATACAGATAGTGTATGAGTTTTAGCACCACCAGTTTCTTGTGCTGTATCAAAATCACTGTCTGATGCGTTTAAACCTACTATAACTCGACCAGCTCCAAAAGCTGCCCATGTGCCAAAACCAAGTAATGTTGCAGGATTAGTAGATACTGCTGCATTAATATAAATAGAACCTACAGGGTAAACAGCTTGTATAGTTGTTGCTGTATTTGATCCTATTGTAATTGTGCCACTACAAGTTAAGTTTCTTACACCTGTAATATCTACATTAGCATCTGCTGTTACAGCTTTAGATGCTTGTGCTGTACCAAGTGTTGTAATATCTAAATAATTAAGCTCAGTAGTATTAGCTGTAACCCCATCTAATAAATTTAATTCTGTGTGTGTTGAAGTAACTGCACCAGTAACACTAGGGAAAGTTGCTTTGACTGTTGATTTTATAAGTCTTAAATGGTCATCACCCTCATTAACTGGATCACCAGCTACTGGGTTTGAACTATTTAAGTCCGATATATATGTTCCTGTTTCTAAGCCCATGCTTTTCTCCTAAAAATAATTAATAAATCCATATAAGTGAGTCTGTTGCTCTATTTCCATTAACACTATATGTACCTTGGCATACTCCATCTGCTTGTGCTTGTTTAAATGCTACAGCTACAGACTTTCCTTTCATTGCATCTATTACAATTCCATTAACCGAGTGTTCGTTTACAACATAATCTTTTATTGCTTGAAAAAACTCTGCTGTTCTTACCCAGCTTTTATTTCCATCAACATTAGCCATAATTACAGAATTAAACCAAAATACATTATTATGAGTTATTTTTTCTTTTGTAAAATCACCATCTATATAATAAGCATATTCAGGATTAACATAGCCACCACCATAGGCAATAGGTGTATTATCTTTTTTACATAACATTGTAACATTAGAGTTTAAACTTTTTTTTACAAATGTTTTTTTATCATCATCACTCATATCATCAGGCAAATCTAAACTTCCTGAAACTATGTCATCTAAACTATCTGAATATAAACTTTCAAATATTGTATTATCTACTTCTGATATTGTTTGTATTGTCATTGTCATTTATTGTTGCCTTATGTTAAAACTATACTTAAAGTAACAGTGGTATTGCTTGTAGTTCCAAAAGGATTAGTAGTAGCATACCAACTATATTCATATTGGTTATTCCATTTAGTATTTGGTGCACCAGTACCATTACCTCCACCTGATTTTATATATCGTGCAGCATTAAAAGTTCTAGCATCTGCACGATTAAATTGAGTAGAAGTACCACCTGCATCTGTTATAGTTATAGATGACCAATTAGTTTGTTGTGTTGATGCTGCTGCACCTGCTTCTGAAAATTTAATTCCAAAAGTTTTTGGGTTGCCATCCCAATTTAACCAATTACATCTAATTAAACTTACAACTCCACCACCACCTGAACCTACCATTCCATTTATTGTAGCATCATCTATGCTCCCAAATGATGAACCACTATTATATGTATCAGTATCAAATCCCATTGAATAAGTTTGAGTTTTTTCTGTAAAATTAGTTGCTGTTATTGTAGGCGACCAATCACCCTCACTAGCAGCTCCAGTAAATCCACCAAAACCTAAAACTCTATAACCAAACATTTAATCTCCTATTCATCTGTTAGTGCATCTGTTGTAAAGAATAATTTAACACCTAAGAGTCTTGCATCACCTGATTGGTCATCTGCTGATACATCTCTCATAATTTGAAAGAAAACCATTTCATCAACACTTGGACTCCCAGCTATAGTTACTGCACCACTTTCTGCCGATACATCTAAGTCGTTTGATGTTCCACTGTGAGCTTTAGCTGTTGTAACTACATTAGTTCCAAAAGCTGTATTAATATCTCCATTATCTGCAAAAGCTACTGCTGACAATCCCCAAGCTACTGTGCCAGTGTTTGTGCCTGTTACTGTCCAAAATGGTTGGAAAGTAACTGTTCCCTCATTCCATAATTTAGGAAAACATACTGTAAACTGTGCGTGTTCATCTGAACTTGCATCAAAATCTAAAACTTTTATTTCAGGGCCATTTGATAATTCTACTTGTGCTAAGTCTGCACAACCTGCTGTAGTGTTTGGGTACATAGCTGCTGCTGGTATATATATTGTTTGTTTACCAACTACTGCTCCTGTTAATCCTGTACCACCACTACTTGTTGCGAGAGTTGCTGATAATCCTGCTGCTGTACCTGAAGTGTTTTGATTACCTGCTGTATTGACACCTGGTAAGTTTATACTTGCTGATCCGTTAAAACTAACGCCACCAATATCTCTTGCTGTAGCTAAAATTGTTGCTGTTGCTGCATTTCCTGTGGTAGAGCCTGATGTGCCTGAAGTGTTACCTGTAACATTTCCTGTAATATCCCCAGCAAATCCTGTTGCAGTTAAAATTCCACTGCTTGAATTAAATGCTAAATTAGAACCTGACTTAGGTGCTAAATCTCCTGTAGCAGCAGTTACGAATAAAGGAAAACAGGTTGTATCACTGCTTTCATCTGCAACTGTAACATTTGTAGATGTGGTAGCTGTAGCACTGTTTCCAGTACAGCTTCCTGCACTTCCACTAGTATTTCCTGTTACGTTTCCTGTAATATCACCTGCAAAGCCAGTAGCTGTTAAGACTCCTGAACTAGAGTTAAAAGCAAGATTGCTTCCTGATTTAGGTGGAAGATCGCCTGTTGCTGCTGTAACAAATAATGGAAAGCACGTTGTATCTGAAGATTCATCTGCGACTGTTACGTTTGTAGAAGTTGTTGCTGTAGCCGAGTTACCAGTACAAGAACCTGAACTTCCTGATGTGTTTCCTGTAACATTACCAGTTATATTACCTGCAAAAGTTCCTGACAATACATCTGTGCTTGAGTTAAAAGTTAATCCTGCTGCTGTCTTTGGACCTAAATCCCCAGTTGCTGCCGTAACAAACAGTGGGAAACAACTTGTATCACTACTCTCATCTGCTACTGTAATATCAGTAGGAGTTGCTGCTGTTGCTGCTGCCCATTTTATACCTGTTCCTTCACCACTATCAGCAGTTAATACATAATTATTAGTTCCTACCGCTAAAGCTTGTGGGTTTCCTGAACCATCTCCAACTAATAATTTACCTTTAGTAGACATATCTACAGCAGTTACTGCTGATGTGCCATTACCAATTAATACGCCATTAGCTGTTAAAGATGAAGCTCCTGTTCCACCATGAGCTACTCCTATGTCTGTAGCTTCCCAAGTTCCTGATGATATCGTTCCTGTTGTAACGATTGAACTAGAACCAGCTACTGGAGAAAAATAAGTTTTCATGGTGTCCATTCCAACTTTCTTTAAAGTTCCAGCATCTGAATATAATAATTCATCTGCATCTGCTAAACCTGATGAAATTTCAGTTTGTCCTGAAATAACATTATCATTTAACATACTGCCTTCTACTGCATCTGCTTGTATAGTTGCAGCACCATTGGTAGCTATAGCTATGTCGCCTGATATAACAACAGGGTTAAAATTAGTTCCATCAGCTATTAAAGCCGCACCACTGGTATTTGTACCCATAGTCAGATCATCGCCTGTTATGGTTAAATCACCACCTATAGTAGCGTTACCTGTTGTAGTTAATGTGCTTGAAGATGTTAAACTAGCTGCTGTAACTGCTGGTAGATTAGCTGCTATATTAGCTAAAGTAACTCCAAAATTAGAACCACTATATGCTATTGCAAATATAGAAGCACTGTTAGGGCTTGTTGTCGTTGTTAATTCTGATAATTTTTTAGTTGCCATTTATTGTATAGTCCAGGTTGTTGTAGCTA